TTATGCTTTTAAATCAGCCCTGTCGGGCATTTTTGGCGGCAGGCCTACGTTGATTTTACGCAGGCGCAGATAACGCTGCGTCATCTTGGCGTCGGTGTGGCCGCCGAGCTTCTGTGCGTCGTTGCCCTGGTCATCGGTGTCGGAAAGCGACTTGGCGCGCAGGTCATGTAGGCTGGCATCCTCGACGCCGGCCTTCCTGCAACTGATCGCAAATGCATCCTTGACCGAGCTGTAGTGCACCGGCTTTCCGCCACGCGGCGAGCAGAATAGCGTGAGCCCGCGAATCTTCCGCGGCAACGCCTTTGCCCTGGCGATCAGGTCTTCCAGGTCCGGCGTCATTTGCACCAGCAGTCTGGCATTCGTCTTTTCCTGCTTGAATGCAATGCCATCGGGGCTGATGTCGGCCAATCGGATGGCAAGCACGTCACCGATGCGCTGGCCGGTCAGGTAGCACATCTCGTAGATGACGCGCATGTTGTCGCTTGAGTTGGCGCAGATCGCTTGGAACTCGCAGTGGGTGATGTACCTGTCGCGCTTGTGCTCCAGGTGTCGCCGCACGCCGATACATGGATTCGAATCAACAATCTGCTGCTCCAGCGCGTAAGTGAACACAGCCCGCAGCACCGAGATAACCCGGTTGGACATGTTGGGCGTATCCGCCATGTGCAGCTTGAGCGCGACGACGTGGCGCTGAAGTACCTCGCGCGGCTCGAAGTCGGCGAAGTTTTCCTTGAGGCGCTCACAAGCTGCTTCGTACTGCTTCAGAGTATTCGGCTTTAGGGGCGGCTTGGTCCTGGCGCGCATGTGCTCGAGCGCGTCGTCAATCAGCTTTGGCATGCCGCCCTGGTTGCCCTTGTCCAGCAACTTAGCGTACTCGGCCAGGGATGCCTGGAAGTCAGTGCCCAGGCGCTTCCACTTGCCCTTACGGACCAGGTAATAAGCGCCATGCTTCTGGTACATGCACGCCGGCAGGTGCCGGTCCTTCTTGCGCGGACGCATCGATCTTCACCTCAACCCAGCCGAAGCTCAGGCCCCTTCCTTGATTGAATACCACCCAGCCGCCCGATGACAACCTGACGCAGCACCTTCGGGTGGCCATCACCACCTACCGCAAACCCGTAGCGTTCGGCGGTCAGCCACTTTATCTGTGCCCCTGGCTTTTTATAGCCGGTCAGGTCGGCAACTTCCTCTGCTGTCAGAAACATACCTACCTCCCTTCGTGTCGCGACACATCTTCGTTATCCGTGGATGGTGTCGCGACATTCATATCCTCGGCCATTGCTGCACGCGATTCTTGCCAAGCTTCCCAGCGATCTGTTGCCAACTTCCAGCCAGTCTCACCGACGTACGTGTTTTGGACTGAGTGCCAAAATACGCCAGGCGGCAGCGGGAACCGCTTTTCGAACTGTTCGCGCATCTTGTCAGCCGTGGAACTTGCGGATGGGAATTCTCCCCGGCAAAAAGCCAGGCGTTGCGCGGCGTCAAGTGAGCCGTAGTCGATCGTTTTATTCATGACTCGCCCCCTCTCTGAAAGTGGTCAGCCAGCACCCGGCGCGCGTCGATCCCGCACGAAGCTGCTAGCAGGTAAACCTGGCCGAACGTGGTTTCCCGGCGTTGCAGGGCGTTGAACAGCTCGATCAGGCGCTGGCCCACCGGCCCGTTGCGGCGGCTCATAGCTGGAACCTCTCGCCACCTCGTGCGGGGGCGGCCTGCAATGGTGAGATTTCGGCCGATGAACTGGCCGGGGAGGCCCGTCCCGCCTCGCTTGATGGGGTGGCCTGCTGCTGGTGCTGGAACGAGCTATCCGGCAAGCAGCTGATGCCGGTGTTGTTCAATATCCAGCAGGTGACGCCGCGCACGCTGTCGTGCTGGACGTCGATCAATTGCTCGCCGGCGGTGGCCCGGCCAACGATCAGCAGCAGGGCGATGGCAATCAACTCGCGCATGCGTGCAACTCCTCCAGTTGGGCCGGGCGCATTGCGTCGTCGACGTTCTTGTCCAGATCGTGTCCGAAATAAACGGTGTCGCCGCGGGCCACGCACAGATCGGTATCGAGGTCGGTGACGCGGCCTCGGTCACGCAACCACTGATAGCGCCTGGCGTTCGATGCCATCTTGACTCGCTCGTCGATGTGCAGGGATTCGGCAAATGCCGAGGAATTCTCGGTAGTTGCGATCCCCCGAATCGGGGTAGTGACGGTGTTGGCCAATGCGTCGAGCAGGAGCTGCTGGCGGTTCTGGCCGTCCAGGTACTGGCGCACGGCCTGGACGAACACGCTGTTCATGCTGCGGTCGCTGGCGTTCGCTGCGGCTTCGATATCGGCGCGCAGGCCGTCGGGCAGGCGCACCACAAACTTGTCTGCGGTGCGGGAATCGTAATCTTTGGCGCTCATTCACTTTCTCCAGGGCGAGCAGAGGCCCGCCGCGTTGTTGGCTTTCGCAAAAAATCAGGTTGGGTTAGGCGGTTTGGGCGGCCTCAATGCGGCGTACGGTCACACGAGTTTCAATGCGGCGTTCGCCTGGGCGGCGGATGCGATTCATATGATCGTCAGTAATGGCAGCATGACCGGTGAGGATTGCGCAGATCAGCACCACTAGATGGCGCGCTATGCCACGACAGAACAGTTCTGTCGGAATTGCTGAACGACTAGTGATGCCGAGTTTGTGGAAAACACGCTCGATGGATTTTTTGACGGTGCCGGGAGCGCAACCAACGACGCGAGCGATTTCCTTGTTGGCCAAGCCCGCGCAGACGGCGAGAGCGGCACGCAGCTCTTGTTCGGCAAGTACGCCGGTGGTGCCCTGTAACTTGCCGAAATTGATAATCGTGCTCATAAATCCGTCCATCGAAGCGCTCAATGGATACGAATATAAGCAGGTTGATATTTGCCGGCAAGAAGTATTTTTATTTTCCCGTGTTTTTCGCTTATTTTCGGATCGTCGGCCAATAAAAAGCCCAGTAAAAACTGGGCATTTGCTGGTCGTCATGGCTATCCGAAAAAAGAGGCACCCCAGAAAACTCTGCCGATGATCTCGATATCGCGCTCCTTCATCTGCTCGGGCGTATAGCTCTCATCAGGATGCTCTGCGCTGTTTAGACTCCTCAGACGGATGCCTCCACCAGGAAGACGGTATAGGACCTTCACCCTCAACTGGCCGTCATGCTTGAGGGCGTACATCTTGCCATCTACAACTGATTTCTGACCGGTATTAATACCTACGGTGCTGCCGTCTGGAAGCACGGGCTCCATGGAGTTTCCGGAAACAATCACGCAAACCGCTTGGTCAAACTGAACTCCGCGTGACCGCAGTGACCGCTTGCCGAACCTTAGCTTCGTTGTATTGCTTTGTTCGATCACGGTGCGCCCGCCTCCAGCAGACAATTCAACCTCGCGCAAGAACGGGATTTCCACTTCATCATCATCTAGCGGTGTTTCGTCATCCCACACGCTTATGGGAACCGCTCCCATATTCGGCTCAGCATTTTCGTCGTTATATTTGTGAGCTAGGTCCATGCCTTCTTCGAATGCTACCCACTGCTCCTTGCTCTCGACATGAAAGGCTGATTGCTCTGGAGACATGAGCATTCCGCCTAAGCCTGAAGACAGCCAAATAACGGATACGCCGCATGCTTCAGCGATTTGAAGGAGGTATGAGGAGCGCAGAGTCTTACCAGACTCAAGCTGGCTTATGGCAGTTTGAGCAATGCCGACACGCTCTGCGAGCTGGCTTTGCGTCAGCCCTGCATGCTTCCTGGCTGCTTTGACGCGGTCTGATAGTTTCATCCGCTGATCCTATAAACATACTTATGGGGTTGCAAAGAAGTTTGCTTCTGTGCAGTCTATAAAAAGACTTATCAGGGGCCGTCCTCATGGCTGAAAAAATCAGTTCACTAATTAAATTCTTCGGTAGCCAAGCGAAGACCGGCGAGGCGCTGGGCGTGTCCCAGGCAATGGTTTCTTATTGGCTTTCAGGCTCGCAAAAGGTTAGCCCCGAAAAGGCACTACTTGCTGAGACCATCACTAGTGGCGCAATCAAAGCCTCTTCCCTCTGCGACCTAATCGCTCAGGTCGAAGCTCGCCACAAGGTAGGTGAATCATCCCCTGAATCCTCGACCACCGCACCTGGGCCTGATGGCTCTGTATGCGCATCCAGTACTCAGCAGGCCTGCCAGTGAACCCCGCATCGAGCGGCATCCCGCTTGAGGACTTCATTGAGCGTAAAGGAAGGAAGCAGGCGGCGATAGATCTGGGTTGCACAGGGCCCGCCCTGTCAAAAGCTATCGCGTCAGGCAGGACCATTTTTGTGGATCAGGCGGCAGATGGCACTGCTTCGGCAAAAGAAATCAGCAAGTTTCCTGGGCGTTAAAGAGGTGTGTTCCTCGGATGCGCCGGTCTTGCCGCCCTTTGGTTGGATACCTGAAGTATTCTATGGCTACTGGATGTAACCCCAGTAAAAGGATTCAAGAATGAAACACGCAGACGCACCAGAGCAACAAACAACAGGACCGCCCTGATAGTGCGCCTGCTTCAAATTCTGTTTTTGGCTTAGCCCAAAAAGCAGAAAACCCGCCTGGCAGCGGGTTCTCAATCGGCACTTGTTGACGCAAGCGCTTAGGTACTTCTTCGTCTAGAGGACGATTTCATGCACCCGAAAAATAGCACCACCCAACAAACTGTGCAACTCCCGAAGCTAAAGACTTGTGCGTTTGGCATGGAATATACCGATCTCTTTAGCATCAATCCGGATGCGAATTTGATCGAAGCACTTTCTGTTGCCTCAGATCTGTCCGACGGTATTAGCCAGCTGTGCAGTCGTTTGGCCTATGCAATCAACGACGGAGAAATCGCTTACCTGTCTGAGGTCCGCACTCTGGGTTTCATTGGCGATGTCGTTTCTGCTCTTACCCGGTCGGCAGAGCGCGGGCTCAAGGCAACCTATGAAGAGGGGGCTACCCAATGAACACCCACTTCCAGTCGATAACCGAGTTTGTCGAAGAAGCAGAGTTCCAGGTCTTAGCGACTATTGATGTTTGTAATTGGGTTGCAGCCATCGCTCGCGCCATCGCTCGTGATGTTAAATCTGGCGCGGGGGCTGATGTAACGGTGCTAACCGACCTTGCGAAGTATTTCGACGACGTAGGCGCCTCCAGCTTGGATGCGGCGTTTGAACAGTTCAGAAAGATCGCCCAGGCCTGTCTTGCGCCACAAAACGCGCAATCCGAAAACGTGGCGCGGGAAAGCGGGGTGCCAGGCCATGAGTCGTGAAACCTTGCTACCGGATCGTCTGGAAAACGCGCTGCTCACTATCAACCAGCTCAGCAAAATCCTGATCGACAACGAAGCGTTGCGTGGCAGCGAGCCTGAGCCGCAGCTCGACCATCTGGATCTCGACGCGGTAATGCGGGCCGTGCTGTTGATCAGCGCCCAAGCGCATGACGACTTCTGCGAGATCATGAACTCCGCGGAGGCCCGGCCATGACCATCGCCAAATTCCAAGGCGGCGATGCCGTCACCATGACCTCGCAAGAGATTGCCGAGTTGGTCGGCGCCCGTCACGACAACGTCAAGACATCAATTGAGCGCTTGGCCTGTCGCAAGGTGATTCAACTTCCTCCATTGCAGGAAGTTAAAAACCACCTCGGCCAAACGGTCGAGCAGTACCAAGTGTGCAAGCGCGACAGCTTCGTAGTGGTCGCTCAACTCAGTCCTGAGTTTACCGCTGCGCTGGTAGACCGCTGGCAGGCGCTGGAAGAACACGCCGCGCGCCCAATGACCCAAGCAGAGATCACCGCTGCCAATGCGAACCACCTAGTGGCGGTCGAGCGTCAGCAGCGTGAGCAGCAGGTGGCGCTGGAGCGGATCGAAACCCGGGTAGCCAATGTCGAGCAGGTTCGCTACCTCGACTCAAGGCCCACCGGCTTTGAGTCTATGACCACGATCCGCGAGCGCATCAACCTTCGTCACGGCATTCCGCCTTGGGTGATCAATGCCGTGATGCGCGATGTCCCTGGTGCGCCGCTGCCGTTTGCCATGGTGCGCAGCAAGCACGCTGACGATGGAGCTCAGCCGTACCCGATTTGGCCTACCGCCGACATCACCCGCCGCTTCGACCGATTCGTCACCGAATGCACCTTCGTGACCGCCGAGCGCGCCACCCACCCCGAAATTCAGCAAGGCCGCTTCAAGCTTCGCCAGAGGAAACCCGCATGAACAACCCAATCGAAAAAGCAGTCCGCCCCAAATCCCAGCGTAAGCCGGCTGGCGGGCTTGCCAAGCCAACACAAGAAGAAATCGTTGGACGTGTTTTTGACTCCGCAGTTGAATTCTATATCGCTCAGTCGGTAGCTCGAATTTTGCGCGAGCGTTTACATGCCGAGTACAGCGCTTACTTCTTTGCAAATGGAGACGTTGAGCCCACCTATCGGCGCATCGATCCGGAGAACCCCGCATATGCGCCGGTCATTGCTTACACCGCTGAATCATACGCGCGGTACCAAAAGGCTAGGTCGGCTAAGAACAACGCCAAGCGCCGCATGGAAAACGCGATACGCGCCGCTATCGGTCCTGTTGAGGTCGACGCCGTGCCGATACCAGCGCCACCGATAGTGGCTAAGCCAGCAGTGGCGAAGCGCCCGAACTTGAAGCTGGTAAAGCGCACTACTGAATGCGGGGAGACCCTTCAATGACCATCACCAACCCTCATGCCCCCCCCCAGGACGCCCGCACAGCGCCGGTAATCGTTGGACCATGGCCCAGCTATGTCTCTTTCGCCGATCTGCCGGAGCGCGAGCGCTGGATGATGTACAGCGGCGCCAAGGCCCATCGCGAGATGCTGGAACAGGCGGGCTTCGTCATGAGTGAGAGCTATGACGACTTCGTGCGCCGTGTGACGCGGGAGCTCAACGTATGAGCATGGATCTGATGGTTAAGGCCATGAAAACGAAGGTCGGTAACCCGTTGCGCAAGCTGGTGCTGGTCAAGCTGGCTGATAACGCCAGCGACCAAGGCGAGTGCTGGCCTTCGTATCAGCACATTGCTGACCAGTGCGAGATCGACAGGAGCACCGTTCGCAAGCACATCAAACAGCTAGCGTCCCAGGGGCTACTCCGCATTGAGAACAGGGAGGGTCCGAAGGGCAACTCATCAAACCTGTATTTCCTGACGCTTGGGGGTGTAGGCCAAAACAGCACACCTGTAGGCCCAGAAAGCATAGGTGTAGGCTCACAGCCTACAGGGGGTGTAGGCCCAGAAAGCACCAGAACCAGTCACTCTTCTGAACCAGTCATTGAACCTAAAACCTTGTGCACATCGGAAGTGGAATTGGCCGAAGCCTTCGAGGTGTTCTGGAAGCTCTACCCCAACAAGAAATCCAAGAAGGACGCTCGCAAGGCATGGGAGAAGCTCAAGCCAAGCGCCGATCTTCGCCAAACCCTGATGACCGCCTTGGGCAATCACCGCCTTTCCCGCGACTGGACCAAGGATGACGGCCAGTACGTGCCTATGGCGTCGACCTGGCTCAACGGCGAGCGCTGGACGGACGTGCTTAAGCCAGCAACAGCCGCCGGCGGCTCGGCCTTCAACAACCTGCCCACCCACACCCCGGATATGTACCAAGGAGGCGAAGATGGCCCAGCGTTCTAATTTCCGCCGCCAGCCTGAGCAGCGTACCTTCGCCGGCGAGTGTCCGGTCCATGGCGCGGTTGATCGCTCCGAGGTTGAGCAGTTCAACGGCACCATGGCTGTGCGTCCGTGCAAGCAGTGCCAGTTCCAAGGCCTGCGTGTGGCGCCTAGTGGCAGCGAAGAGCATTCGCAGGCGCTGGCCAACCTGCAAGCCGAAGGCGTTAATAGCGCGCTTGTAGGCTCTGGCATCACGCCTCGGTTTGCAGATAGCACCTTCAAGACCTACCGGGCCACCAACTCAGATATGACCCAGGCCCTAGAAACCTGCCGGGCATACGCCATCAACTTCGGCGAGCACTTCCAGGCAGGCCGCAACCTGCTGCTGTGCGGCAACGTCGGCAACGGCAAGACGCATCTGGCCAGCGGTATAGTCCAGCACATCATTCGCCATCACAGGGCTGTGGCGGTCATCACGACCGCTGCCGAGATAATTCGGGTGTTCAAGCGCTCGATGGCGCGAGACGCCGGGTTCACCGAGGGCGACGTGATCAACGAACTGGCGAGCTTTGACCTGCTGGTGATCGATGAGGTCGGCGCCCAGGCAGGTACTCACTACGAGCTGTCTGTCCTGCATGAGGTGCTGGATCGTCGATACAACCTCGTCCGCCCGACGGTGGTGGTTTCCAACCTGAACGCCCAGGGCTTGAGCCAGTACATCGGCGAGCGAGCCCTCGACCGCTTGCGCGAGAACAAGGCCTTGCTGGTCGGCTTCACATGGGAATCGGCACGGGGGCACGTATGAATCAAGAGGACAAATATTACCGTCTGGAGTCGGAGCACGGCGTGCTTGGCGCGATCATGATCGCCTCGCTGAACGAAAGCCTTGGAATGGTGGACGAGATCCTTTCGCAGATGAAGTCGGGTGACTTCTGGCACCAGGACAACGCGGCACTGTTCGATGTGATTCACGATTGCCACGCCCAGCGGATGGCTGTAGACGCGGTGACGCTGGGTTCAATCCAGCGCTATCTGCCCAGCGGGAAAACTACGCTGGAGTACGCTATCGACCTTTGCCGCAACGTTCCGTCAGCGGCCAACTGGCAGGCTTACGCCCAGCAGGTAAGGAAGTGGGCGTTGGTCCGGCAGTTTCGTGACCTTGGACGGATCGTCGACACCGGCGTCTACGACGATCTGCCAGCCGATGACATCCTTGATCAGTGTGACCTGGCACTGGCGGACCTGCGAGACCTGAAGGCATCGGGCAAGGCCGGCTACAAGCGGATGAGCGAAGTGCTGCCGATGGTGCTGGACCACATGGATGACGTGCTCAACGACCGCGCGCCGCCGAAGCTCTCCACCGGCCTGGCCGATCTCGACAAGCTGATTGGTTTCCTGCGTCAGAAGTCGATGGTGGTGATCGGCGGGCGGCCTGGGGGCGGCAAGACGATGCTAGGCCTGCAGATCATGAATCACGTCGCCACCCGCGGGCGCGGCGTTGGTCTTGTGGTCAGCCTTGAGATGCCGGGCGAGCAATTGACGCTTCGGACGATCGCCAGCCTGGGCGGTGTGGACCTGCGCCGCATGGACGAGGTCAAGTGCCTGGAACAGGAAGAATGGAACCGGATCGGCCTTGCAGCGGGGAAGATCAAAGAGGCCGAACTCTACCTGCTCGATACTCCTGGTCTGACGATGCCAGCCATCCGCGCCGAGGCGTTAAAGCTCCAGCGTGAGGTGGGGCTCGACATCCTGATGATCGACTACGTGCAGATTGTCGGTACTGACGGAAAGTCGCAGAACCGTGCGGATTCGGTGGCCAAGGTTTCGATCGCCATCATGAACCTAAGCCGTGAGCTCGCAATTCCTATCCTGGTGCTTGCGCAGCTGAACCGTGGCCCGGCCAATCGACCCAACAAGAAGCCCCAAGCCAGTGACCTCAAAGAGAGCGGCCAGATTGAGCAAGACGCCGACGCGGTGATCCTGGTGCATTACGACCGGGATTCTGAAATGGGCCAGCAGGGCGTCACTGAGCTGATTCTCGACAAGGGCCGACAAGCCGAGGCCGGCTCTTGTCTGGTACAGCGCCAAGGACAGTTCGGCCGCTTCGTCAACTTCGCGGGCCGCGAGCCCACCCAGGAAGAGGTGGAGATCAACCGCCCCTTCGCTGATCAGTATAAGGGGAGGAAGAACCATGGGTAACGTTACGGCGGCATTGCCGCGCAATATGCTGGCGGACTTCAGTCCCGCGATATACCGAAGCGTGATGGGGGCAATCGTCCGGGTGCTTGCCGCCGACAACATCGACAACAGCACCAAGCAGAGCTGGCAGAAGCTGATCGACTCAGGCCCGCGTAACGGCGGGTTCCGGGCGCTGTTGTCTGCCCGCGATCAGTTTGACTACGACTGCTGCCTACACGCGCTGCTCCACCGTGAGCTCAGCACCGCCCATTGGGATCTGCTGGTAGGGAAGTACTCGACCAGCAAAGGCAACCGCGTTGGGGCGATCTCTCGGACCATTCCGCGCATTGGCTCGCCGGCGCCCGCCCTGTTCATCTACAAGGCGACCACGGTTTGGTTTATCCCCAAGATGAAGGGGAAGCAGGGCAAGCGCTCGACGGACGTGGCGATTCTCCCGGATGAGTTCTACGACATAAACACCTGGGACACGGAGGCCCGCCCAGACTCAACCCGTGGACGGTGGAGGCTTGGTATCCACAAGTGCCTGGCCGCGATGGAGGAGGCCGCGGTGGTTCATGTGACGGAGATCCTGGACCGCGAGCAACTGCTCGATGATGTCGCTTGACAGTGGTGGGCAAATGAGCGAAATTGCCATTCATCATCTGATCCCTGCGCGTTAACGGGATCGAAGAAAAAAGCCCGGCCACTGAGTCGGGCTTTTTTATGCCTGTGCTCCATGTCATATTGCTCACTCATGGATCTGAAAGGGTGAGCGCTATGCCTGGCCAAATAGTTAAGCTTGAAGGTGATGCTCTTGGGTACCACCTAAAAGAGGGAAAGGGGTGGAGCGAGGGATATGTGGTCATTCTTAACCTAGCGATGCTCCATAGGATTTTTGCTACCCGGAAAGAGGCTCAGGAATTTGCAGATTCCCTACCTGTAGGCTGGGAGCCTGAGTGGAAAATATCCACCGAAGAAATACCGAAGTAAGTCATGTTCAAGAGCCCAGCCATCGAGCTGGGTTTTTTATGTCCGAATTTTGTGCGTGAAGCCACAGCCAGGGTGGGCCTTCGGGCAGGGCCTGGACGCGGTATGGCCGGTAGTCACGCGTTACGGTAGAACACCGGCAGCTTGAGCAGTCCATACCTGTGCTTCACGGGCTGGCTCAAACGGACTGCTGGAAAGACAGCACACCTATTTCAAGGCTCGCCATATCGGCGGGCTTTTTTCGTTCCTGGAGCACAGAAAATGTCCGGCACCATCCAATCCAGCAACTACGTGCCGGGCGCTTCCGGCTGGAAACTCAATTTCCTGGCTGATGAGTTCGAAATCAATGGATCAAGCATCACTGTGGGCAGCCTGCCAAGCGATCCGCAGCCTATCAGCATCACCGCCGGAGAATGGTCTGAATGCGAACTGCCATCCAATGCCATTGAGCGCTACGCCTTCATCGGCGCCGAGCTGGATAAGGTTCCGGCAGAATGCCGCGAGAGTGCAGAGTTCAAGACCGAAGACGTCTCTTTCGATCGTGATGGGTCGGACTACCGCACCACGCTGACCTACGTTCGCCAAGAGACCTCCGAAGAGGTTACGGCACGCGCCGAGAAAGCGAAGGTGTCCGGCACGCGGCTCAGCATCAAGAACGGCTTGCTGACCGTCACTCACGATGGCGCTGTGCGGATCAAGATCGGCAATCTGGATCAGCCGAAGCCCGAGCAGCCATTCAAGGTTGATGGCGACCAGGTGTACATCAGCAAGGCCTTCGTTCTGGATTCCAACATCTACAGCAATGTTGCCGCCAACTGGCGTGTGACATCGAAGCCAGGTGTTAACGGTCTCTACGCCGCCGGCTTGGGCTTGGGCCTGTCGTCGCAGGTTCTGGTATCGGCCGATCGCTTCGCCATCAATGAGACATCCTCCGGGACATCGCCTCCATTATCGGCGAGACAAAGCTTCGTCAGGACCTGAAAGCACAGGTTGAGCTGCTGGGTTCGAGCCTCGCTGACCAGGTCAAGGCTGTCATCCGCAAGGAGCTCATGCCGGGTGGCCTGCTTCATCGCTCGCGCTAATCCATTTCTTTACTCCCTCGTCGGGAGGATACCGAGATGCCAAACATGCCAGACAAGCCAGACACCTGGGCATTGATGCTTGCGTGGCTGAGCCAGCATGCGCCGATCCTGTACCCGGCCGGGCTGTCCTTCGCCATGGCCGTGTTGCGCATTACCTACGGTGGTGGCTCGCGGCGCCAGATGCTTGTGGAAGGCGTGCTATGTGGCGGGTTGACCCTGACCATCATCAGCGGCCTGGAGTTCTTCGGTCTGCCCCAGAGCATGGCCACCTTCGTTGGTGGTTGGGTTGGCTTCCTTGGGGTCGAGAAGATCAGGTCGATAGCTGATCGAGTGACTGACTTCAAGCTGCCCAGCCGTAAGGTGGAGTGATGGCTAGCACATCACCGTGGCACCACCTGTACAAGACCAAGCGCTGGTATCGGCTTCGATGGCATCAACTGCAGGCCGAGCCTACATGCTGCCTGTGTCGTGCGCTGGGTACGGTCGAGGCTGCCAACACTGTCGACCACATCATGCCGCACAAGGGCGACGAGGATCTGTTCTTCGACGCTTCGAATCTGCAAAGCCTGTGCAAGTCCTGTCACGACGGAGCCAAGCAGAGGCAGGAGAGGACCGGCATTCTGCCGGGTCATGACGTGTCTGGCCTGCCTGTCGACCCGAACCATCACTGGAATCGCGATTTGTAAAATCTATCGAAATCGGTGTTGAGGCACGCCAAATCCCCGTTTGAAGCACGCCAGAGGCCCAGGGGGCGGTCAAAATATGGCGAATCTCGCTGCATAGGACCGCCCTCGACCCTCTTCTTCATTCCTAACCCGGAAAAAGCCGCCAAAACACATCGCGGCAAGTATTGAGAAAATCTATGACAGCCAAGCGCACCCGATCCGATAGCGCGACATCGGCGGTTGCCGCTATGCGGGCTGCCAGTGCCGGTCCAATTAAGCCGCCGAGGTTCGTCCATTTACGCAAAGGCGACAAGCCATTTTGGGATTCCATTGTGCGCGCGCGCACGCGTGATAGTTGGACAGACTCTGATCTGGTCCTGGCCGGCAACCTCGCACGGTGCCTTTCTGACATCGAACGCCTGCAAAAGGAGATCGATCTGGAGGGCGATGTGTTGAAAAACGACCGAGGCACGCAGGTCATCAATCCAAAGCACAGCCTGCTGGAAACGCTGAGTCGTCGTGCCGTGTCATTGAGTCGGACGCTACAGGTTCACGCCCAGGCTACTCAGGGTGATTCCCGCGACCAGGGCAAGAAGGCGACCAGGCAGCGCGAGGCCGAGAAGGTTCTTGCTAAGCAGGATGACGAGGGTCTCATCCCGAGGGCTATGCACTGATGGCAGTTAAGCGCAGGACGCGTGGCGAAAAGGTCATCGCCTTCATTGAGAAGTACTGCCGTGTGCCAGAAGGTCAGCACGTCGGCAAACCCCTAGAGCTTGATCCGTTCCAGAAAGAATTCATCCTGGATGTCTACGACAATCCTGTCGGCACCAGCACTGCCTTTCTCAGCATTGCCAGGAAGAACGGGAAGACTGGCTTGATCGCCGGCATCCTTCTGGCTCACATCGTTGGGCCCGAGGCGGTGCAGAACTCTCAGATCGTATCGGGCGCAATGAGTCGTGAACAGGCCGGCCTTGTGTTCAAGCTGGCCGTGAAGATGATCCAGCTCAACCCAGAACTGCAGTCTTTGATTCACATCGTGCCAAGCAGCAAGACGCTGATAGGTACGCCGCTTAACGTTGAATACCGAGCGCTTTCTGCCGAAGGAAAAACGGCACACGGCCTGTCACCCATCTTGGCGATCCTCGACGAAATTGGACAGGTACGCGGCCCGCAGAGCGACTTCATTGATGCGATCACGACAGCCCAGGGAGCCCACGCGGCTCCGCTGTTGATTGCGATCAGTACCCAGGCCGCGCAGGACAGCGACCTGTTCAGCATTTGGCTTGACGATGCAGAGAAGTCGCAAGACCCGCACATCGTCAGCCGCGTCTACCAGGCGCCCAAGGACTGCAAGGTAACCGACCGCGAGGGTTGGAAGGCTGCAAACCCGGCGCTTGGTTCGTTTCGTTCGCTGGCAGATCTTGAGAAGCAGGCCGAGCGTGCGAACCGTATGCCGGCTTCGGAGAACACGTTCCGAAACCTTTGCCTGAATCAGCGGGTGTCGACGGTTTCCGTCTTCGTCTCGAAAGGTGTTTGGGTCAGCTGCGGCGATGATCCGGATAGCCCAGATGGCATGGACCTATACGGCGGCCTTGACCTTTCGTTCAGGACTGACCTTACGGCCTTCGTCGTCATCGGCAAGCGCGACGGCAACTGGAACGTGTGGCCGTTCTTCTGGACGCCTGAGCAGGGGCTGGCTGAGCGCGCCAAGCGTGACCGAGAAGCGTACGAGGTCTGGGCGCGTGAGGGGCTTCTGCTGACCACTCCAGGGGCCACCGTGGATTACGCGTACGTTGCCGCCGATATCGCTCGAATTCTTGCCGAGCTTGGCGGAGACATCCAGGCCATTGCCTTCGACCGATACCGGATCGATCTCTTCAAGCGTGACGCAGAGGCCCAGGGCGTGACCCTGCCTCTGGTCGAGTACGGCCAAGGCTACAAGGACATGACCCCGGCCATTGATGCGCTGGAGTCAGAGCTGCTCAACGGGAGGCTAAGCCACGGCATGCACCCAGTGCTCACGATGTGCGCATCCAACGCGGTGATCCAGAAAGACCCGGCGGGCAACCGCAAGTTCGCGAAGGACAAGGCTACCGGCCGCATCGACGGAATGTCGGCCCTTGCTATGGCGTTCGGCGCAACTCTCGGCGCTCCCGAAGAGGTCAAGGGCGACATCGACCACTATCTCAAAAACGGATTCTCCGGACTTCTATAGGCTCACTATGGCTTCTCGCTGGTACAACCCGATGAGCTGGAGTTTCTTCGGCTTCAACGATCCAAAAACAGGTCAGTATATCGAGGTCAATAACGAGTTCGGTGGTCAAACGCGCTCGGGTGAAGTTGTTACACCCAAGAAGGCAATGGCGATTCCCATTGTCTGGTCCTGCGTAAAAATACTGAGCGAGACGGTATCGGGGCTTCCTTTGAAGCTCTACGACGACCTCCCTGCAGGTCGAGCACTTGCCAAGGGTAACAGCCGTGCGGCGCGCTTACTGGCCAAGCCAAACCCGTACATGACGATGCTCAACTTCATCAAAGCGATCATCGTCAACATGGCGCTGCGCGGGAATGCTTTTGCACTGATTGAACGCAACGACGCAGGGGAGTTCATCGGTTTTATCCCGCTGAGCGCCGACTCTGTGGAAGTGAATACCGACGATGACCTGATTTATTGGGTGACCTTGAAAGGTCAGCGATTCCCGGTATCTCCCGAGTTCATGTTGCACTTCAAAATATTCAGCGCCGACGGAATCAACGGGTTGTCCCCGGTCGAGTTTCAGAAGGAAGCGATGGGCCTGGCCAAAGCGGCTCAGAGTTGGTCCTCGCGGTTTATGCGTAAAGGCGGCTTCACTGGCGGGTATGTCATCTACGACAACTTCCTGACCGCCGAGCAGCAAGCTCAAGTACTCGACAAGTTCCCCAAGATCCGCGACGGCGATGTTGAGGACATCGGAAAGATGGGACTGCTTCAGGGCGGCCCGAAGATTGTCCCTGCCGGCATGACGCAGAAAGATAGCCAGTTCATCGAATCTCAGCAGTTCCAGGAAGAAGCCCTTGCGGGCATCTGGGGTGTGCCGCTTTACCTGGCCAACCGAGCTGGCAAGACTTCGATCATGGGCTCCAACCTGGAACAGCAAACCAGCGGTTTCATCACCTTCGGCCTCAGTCCCTACATCAAAGCGATCGAGGACGAGATCAACGACAAGCTCTTTGGCGGCACGACTCAGTTCGTCGAGTTCGTGGTGGAAGGCATTCTGCGGGCTGACAGCGCTGGTCGGGCGACCTACTACGGTAGCGCCCTGGGCGGCTCTGGCGGATCCGGCTGGATGACCATCAACGAGGTTCGACGCAAAGAAAACCTTCCTCCGCTGGTTGGCGAAGAATACGACCGGGTCACCCGGTGGGAGATGCAAACAAATGTCAAAGATTGAAGTCCCGTTTGAGCTGAAAGGGATGGATGACGCGGGCAACTTCGAAGGTTACGCCGCGGTGTTCAACAACATCGATTTGGGCGACGACGTGATCCTGCCCGGCGCATTCACGAAGGTGAAGACAACTCGCGGGGGGCGTTTGAAGCTGGCGCTGTTCCATGATCTGACCCGGCTTGTCGGGTCTGCAGCGTTCACTCAAGACGATCATGGCCTTTACCTCAAAGGCAAGATCAACCTGGCCGTGAGCTATGCCCGTGACGCATACGAGCTCATGAAGGAAGAGACGCTGGACAGTATGTCCATCGGCTTCAACACCATTAAGGCCACGTTCGAAGAGCGCGATGGTCGCACTGTGCGACTGATCAGCGCCGCCGAGCTGTGGGAAGCCTCAATCGTGCCCTTCGGCATGAACCCGGAGGCAAAGGTCACCGACGTGAAGTCGGATATCAGACTTTTTGAAGCAGCCCTGCGCGAACGCATGGGGCTCTCGCAAAAGGAGGCGGCAGCAGTCGCCTCGCTCGGCTATTCCGCCGTACACCGTGATGGTGGGACGGCGGCCACGGCGATCGTGGATGAGCTGAAAGAAATATCCAACCTGTTCAAAAATCAATTTGGAGTTCAGCCATGACCGCTGATGTTAAAGAAATTCGCGAAGCCCTGGAAAAACAACTCTCCGAGGGCTTCGGTGGGCTGCAACAAAAATATGACCATGTGTCGGCGGAGCTCGAAAAGGGCAACGCTGCAACCAAGGACATTAAGTCTCAGATCGAAAACCAAAAGGGTGAGATCGAGCGCGTCATCGAGCAGGTGCAGAAGCTCGAAGAAAAGGGTGTTCGTCTGCGCTCCCCAGGTGGCGAGCAGAAGGGCTTCATCGACTTCGTCAAAGGTAACGACGATTACAAAGCGCTGCTCGATAAGAAGCAGGATCGCGCTGAGATCGAGGTTACCAAGTCGGCGATGGCGACCATGTCGGAGGTCAAGGTGACCAGCGCCGGCCTGGTGGCTCCCCAGTACGACCCCGTCATTCAGGATAAACCACGGCAGAACTTGGTGATTCAGGATCTGATTCCTTCGACGCCGGTCACTGGTACTTCCTTCACTTACTTCAAGGAACTGCTGCACACCCTGGGTGCAGGCATGGTCGGCGAGGGCGAAGCGAAGCCATCGAGCGATGTGACCTTCGAAGAAGCCACCGACACCATCAAGAAGATCGCGGTCTGGATGCCAGTAACCGACGAGGCCCTGGACGACGTGCCGCAGCTCTACAGCTACATTCAGGAGCTGCTGCGCTACGACCTGAAGCTGAAGAAAGAAGGTCAGATCCTCAAGGGTGATGGCATCGGCAAAAACATGAACGGCATCATGACTCAGGCTACTGCTTTCAACGCGGCCCTGAGCAAGGCGAATGATACGGCTATCGACACTGTTCGCCGCGCCCTATATCAGGTTGGCAAGCAGTCGAAGCGTTCGGCTGATGCCGTGGTGATGACCGATCTGGACTGGATGAATATCGAGCTGGAAAAGGACGCCCAGAATCGCTATCTGTTCGCCAACCTGCAGGGTCTGGTTACTCCGATCCTGTGGGGGCGCCCTGTTGTCGCCTCCGACAGCATGGACGAAGGCGATGGCTCCACCACCGGCGGCGAGTTCCTGACAGGGTCTTTCGCGCAGGGCGCCCGGATCTATGACCGTATGGCGTTCACCATCAAAGTCGGCATGATCAACGACGACTTCATCAAGAACAAGCGCGCCATCTTGGTCGAGGAGCGCTTGGGTCTGGCTGTACGCCGCCCTTACGCGTTCGTGAAGGGCCGCTTCAAGCCTCAAGCTTGATTGTGTCGAGTTGATCCTGGGGCCTGGCGGCCCCTTTTTTTGTGGAGAAGGTTATGAAAGTCAAAGTTCTGTGGGGCTTCGAAGGCGATCCTGACAAGGTCAAAGTGAACAATGGCCGAGTTTCTGCCGGCGAGGTCATCGACCTGGACGACGAAGAGTACGGCCATCGATTGATCGGTAAGGGGCTTGCCGCGCTTGACGACGGTGCCAGCCCCAAAGGCAATAAGCAGTCCAAGCCCAACGAGACCAAGTAAATGATCGACCTGGCGCGCGTGAAGCTCCACTTGAAGGTGGACGGCGACGATGAAGACTCGATCATCACCGGTTACTTCGAGGCCGCCAAGTCGCACGTTGCCATGCACTGTGACCGGGAACTGGTCGAAGGAACGCCGGCCGGGCCAGAGCAGATGGGGTTCACCCCTGACGTTGAGCAGGCGGTGCTGCTGCTCGTCGGCCACTGGTACGCCAACCGCGAGGCCGTGGTCACCGGGACAATTTCAACGGAGGTGCCGCTCGCCGTTGACCGCCTCCTCTGGTACAGGAAGCGCTTCTGATGAGAGCAGGCCCAATGCGTCACCGGTGCGCGCTGCACAAAGAGGTGCGCACCCCGAATGGCTCTGGCGGCTTTATCGTTGCTTGGGCAGAGATCGGCATGTTGTGGGCGGAGATCACTCTGCCCACAGGTCGTATCACGCCAGTGGCTGAGCAGCTAAAGGTCGTGGTCACCGCCGAGATCCGCACCCGCCCCCGGGCCGATGCTGTCGCCGGCAATCGCTTGGTGCACACGGAAAAAGGGGTCACCACCACCTACCTGATCGGCGCTGCGCTGGTCGATAACGAGAACAGCATGCTCCGGCTGCTGTGTTCAAACGTACCGAATCCATAGAGGTGAAGCATGAGAGTTATTGCCCTGGGCACCCTGTCCGGCGCTACCGGCGACCGGGAGAAGGGTGAAGAATTTACCGTCGACGCGAAGCTTGGCGCTGACCTGGTCGGGCGTGGTCTGGTAGAGCCTGCGTCCGAAACTGCTCCTGTCGCTGAAAAGGCCTCCAGGGCCAAGGAGTAGGCCATGGCTGCCCGCCGATCCCGCATGTCCGGTGACTTCAAACTGCGTAAGACGTTGCGCAACATTCACGCAACCATGGATAACGAATTGCGCCCCGTGATGCTGGAGGCGGCGCAGCAGATCCTGGCTACGCAGCGGCAGTTGATCCCGCATGACACAGGGGCAGGCGCTGCCGCTCTTAGCGTATTTGTCTCGAAAAGCGGCCTCAATGCTGAAATAGGTTTGCGGGGAAAGCGCCAGTATTTGCGGTTTTTCTATCTCCGCTTCCTAGAGTACGGAACGAAAGGCTACAGCGGAGCGCTCTACCGCCGCGCAGACCGAAACGCTGTAGGCGGGCAACACACCAACAACCGGGATAAGTCCAAGCTATCAGGGCGCCGCAATGCGATCCGGGCCAGGGACACGAAGAACAAGTCGGACGGCTCGACCTTTTACGGCAAGTACCCGGATATCCCGGCCCGGCCGGCTCACCCTTGGTTGCGGCCTTCGAAGGACGTGAACCGGGAGTTCGTCCTGGCCAACATTCGTGCAGCAGTGGCCAACGCCTTGCGCAAGGCCAGTATGGGAGCAAGCGATGCCTGATCCATCCGTAGCATTGCAGGAGGCGATGTTTGCCAGGCTGGAGGCCGAAGTGTCATGCGCGGTCTATGACGGTGCGCCGATGGATTCAGACATGCCCTACGTCTCGTTTGATAAAGAGATCTCCACCAACATCTCGCCCATTGCCGGCAGGAAGCGTCAGCAGCGCCTGATCTACCTGTCGGTTTGGTCGGACGCTCATGGCCAGGCCGAGGTAAAGCGCATCCTCGGCGAGGTTGTGGCGGCTCTGGATGAGCGCCGCTTGCCGCTGACAGTCGGGCGGGCAGTGTCGGTCCGGGTAGAGCAAGCCGACGCCCAGCGCGATGCTGATGGCGTCACGTACCAAGGATCGATCACGGTCCGCGTTATTACCACCCACTAAACCCAACACCCGGCCGCACCGCGGCTTTATCCAATGTGCCTTTGGAGGACCCCTCATGGCCGACGACAACCTAAATACAGCCGCCGGCTGCCGGATCAGCATCGGCAGCAAGAACGGCGCGGACACCGAAGCGCTCTACAAGGCAGACACCTATGTCGAAATTGGCGAAGTGGAAGACCTGGGCGAGTTCGGTGACACGTTCAGCTCCGTGACCTTCACGTCGCTGCGCGATGGCCGCGTTCGCAAGTACAAGGGCACCGCTGATGCCGGTGACCTGACCCTGGCCGTCGGTCTCGACAACGGCGACTTGGGCCAGGCCAAGCTGAAGATCGCTCACAAGGATCGCAGCAAGGGCGACTACAACATCAAGATCACGCTGAACGATGGCGATCCTACCGCCACCCCTGCGCTGCTGCCGACCACCTTCTACCTGCGTGGCAAGGTGATGAACAACACCGTCGCCGCCGGCGCCGCTGACAACGTGGTTCGCCGCAACGTCACGATCGGCATCAACTCCGACATCCTGGAAATTCTCCCGGCTGCCGCCGCCTAACCTGCGGGGCTTCGGCCCCGAAACCCAAGGATTCGCGACATGAGCAAAACCCTTTATGGCACCGTCGACGTGAAGTTGGGCGACGAGACCTACACCTTGACCCCGACGCTCGGCGCCGTGCGAGCGATCGAGGCTCACTTTGGCGGCCTGCGCGGAGCTTCCCAAGCAATCAATGCGCTGAGCGTCGACGGTTGCGCGGTGATCATCGCCGGAGGCGCAGGCCTTAAAGAAAAGGCAGCCGAGGCTGTGGCTGAGCAGGTGTGGCAGGCGGGGGTGCTTGAGGTATCTATGCAGCTCAATGCCTACCTGGTGGCGCTGTACAACCCGAAGGGCCCTGACGCGGGAAAGGAAAAGCCGGCGGCGGCGTAAGTGCTGTCGAGAACGGCAGCTACGTCGACCGGCTCTACGCGGTAGCCACTGGCTGGTTGGGCTGGTCGCCTGAACTGGCCTGGGCCACACCGATCCCTGAACTATTCCTGGCCATGGACGCCAAGATCGAATGGGCGCAGATGACGAACCCCTTCGGCAGTGGAAAGGCGAAAGCCAAGGCTGATAAGCCATCCGCCGCGAGCGTAGCCGATAAGCTACGGCAGGCTCTTACGGGCAGGCATGCGGCGTGAAGTATTTTGTTTCTGGTACATTGCTCTCTCAAAAGGAGAGGTTAGAAGGTCATGAAAAAGGTACTCACTCTTATTGCAGCGTGCGTGTTAGCCGCTTGTAGCACTTATGGCAAACCTGTTACTCAGGCTCAGTTGGACCAAATCAAGCAGGGCGTAACAACCAAGGAAGATTTACTTGGTAGCTTCGGCAAGCCTTTGGTAACTGCGCGCAACTCCGACGGAACGCAAGTTATGTCGTGGGGTTATGCAAAGGTGGGCTTTGCAGGTTCCAGCTACACGAACCAAGCATTAAGCGTTGTACTGGACGCCACGGGCAAGGTGGCGAGTTTCACCACTACTGACACCGCAAACCCATAATACTGATTCGGAAAATAGAAAATCAAAGAGCCCAGCCATCCGCTGGGTTTTTTTATGCCTGGAGAAAAGCATGGCAGATACCGACGTACAGGGGATGCTCGTCCGCATTGAGGCGACCACCGCCCAGTTGCGTCAGGAAATGGCGCGCGCCGATTCCAGCGTTGCTCAAGCCTCGGGGAAAATCGATAAAAGCCTGGGACGTGTAGATTATGCCTTTGATCGTACCGGTGAGCGCGCCCAGCAGGCTTCCGGATTGATTAAGGGGGCACTCGCTGCAGCAATTGGTGCTGCTGGTATTGGCAAGATCATCGAGACGGCTGACTCCTACGGCCAGATGTCCGATCGTATCGGCATGGCGACCGTGAATGTGGCTGAATACGATCTGGTGCAGCAGCGCCTGCTCGATACCGCAAAGCGCACATACCGACCATTGGCCGAAGCTCAAGAGCTGTACATCCGCACATCGGACAGTCTCAAGTCCATGGGCTACAACACCAGCCAGGCGCTGGATGTGATGGATAGTTTTAGCTTTTTGCTGGTGACCAACTCTGCTTCGGCAGATAAAGCCAGTTCTGCCATCGATGCTTATTCGAAGGCGCTTCAGACTGGAAAGGTTGAGGCTGACGGTTGGCAGTCAATTCTCGCGGCGATGCCCACGGTTGTGGACACCATTGCCAAATCGACAGGTAAGTCAGCTGAGGAAATCCGCAGTCTCGGCGCGCAGGGAAAACTTGGCCTAGACATCCTGACTTCAGGATTGCAGAAGGCCTCGGAAGCCAATGGTATTCTCGCTGACAGCATGAGTGTTGCAGTACGTGATGCGCTGCAGAACCTGTCGAATGCATTTAGCGTTTACATTGGCCAGTTGGACGAGACCGCCGACTTCACTGGCAAGCTTGGCAGCGGCATCGCGGTGCTCGGTGACAATTTTTCCAACCTGGCTGATATCGCCATCTTCGCGGCCATCACTGCTTTAACTCGGTACGGTGTAACCTCGGCAAACTCTGCCGCAATAGCAACGTACTCTGCCTACAAGGACGCTGCTGCGCGCAAAGCCCAGGCAACCGCTGTTCTCCTCGCTGCCCAGGCCGAGCAGCAAAAAGCGCAGACAACGGTGTTCCTCGTCCAGAAAGAGGCGGTGGCTGCGCGCGGTACCGCCGTACAAACTCAAATGTCTCTGCAGCTTGCGGAAGCGCGCATGACAGAGGCAAGGGCGACCGCCGCCGTCTCGTCTGCACAGGCAGGCCTTGGACGTGCAAGTAGTGGCTTGCTTGGCCTTCTTGGCGGGCCTATTGGTGTCGCGGCTCTCGCTATTGGTGCCGCGACCGCATTCATCACACTGCGTGACAACACCGGCGTGCTTGAGAAGAAGCTGGGTGATCTCAGTGACCCGATCGATAAGCTCGTTGAGCGATTCAACAAGCTCAACAGGGCAACGCAGTCTGTCACCCTCCGGGAGCTGAGAGCTTCTATTGAGGATGCTGAGGGCGATCTGACCACGGCAGCGGGCTCAATTGCCTTCGAGTTTCAGAGCAGCCTGACAAACGCCGGCCTCGCTGGGGCGTCCGGCTTCATGGGTGGCATCGCTCCGTTACCGGCTGAGTTCCAGTCGGCAATGGACGTCATCAAGAAAGCGTCATCCGATCAGTCTGCTGGAATGGTTGTTGACTGGAAGGCTGTGGCCGACCAAGTGCGGGAGGTCCCAGGTGTCACAGATGAGATGGCCAACGCCCTAGAAAAGAGCGGCGGGGCTGCAGCCGAGAAGGCTGAAATCATCGCCAGGCTCAAAACTGCGCTGGCAGAGCTCACTGGGGAGACGGATGCCAATACCCGGGCAGAGCGTGATAATGCTGCTGCACGGGCGGGCGCCGCCCAGGCGGGCCAGAAGTACCTTGATCAACTCCTGAAGCAGTTGGCCACCGCCCAAGACAAAACCAGCCTTGAGGCGGCGAACAGATTCATCCGTGAGAACACATTGCTCACGGAAGAGCAGATCGTTGCTATTCGCTCTGCTGCTGCCGCGAAAGACGCCCAAAAAGCCGCTGACGATGCGGCTTCCAAGGCGACTAGAAAGAACACTTCCGAGGCTACCTCTGCCGCCAAGCAACAGCTCAAGTCGTTTGATACTGCCGAGGAAGGCTACAAGCGGCAGATCGAACTGATCAACACCACCGGCAACAAGCAGAACGAAGCCACGGAGGTGATGAAGCTTTCCTTCGAACTTCAGGAGGGCAAGCTCGGAAAGCTGAGCGAGGCGCAAAAGAAAAAGCTCCAGGGCATGGCCGCCGAACTGGATGCGCTGAACAAGCTGAAGAAGGCCAACGAAGATGACCTGAAGCTGACGGTGTTCAAGAATGCCCAGGCGCTGACTACCCAAACCACGAAGGACGGCTTTGAGCAGGAGCTGGCGGGCGTAGGGATGGGCGACAAGGCCCGCGACCGGATGCGGGCAGACCTGGCGATGCGGCAGAAGTATGCCGCTGACGTCAACGAACTGGTAAAACAGCGCAACAGTGGCGAGATAACGCCGGAGCTTTACCAGAACGAGACGGCAGTGCTGCAGGCCGAACTCGACAAGCGCCTCCAGGCTCAGCAGGATTTCTACGACGCCACGGACGAGCAGCAAACCAACTGGATGAATGGCGTCAATGAGGCATGGGCGAACTATGCCGATGCTGCCCGTGACTATTCCGCCCAGGCTGCGGACATCACCAACACAGCACTGCAAGAAGGAACCAGCGGTCTTGGCACTTTCTTTTCGGATGTGGCGAGCGGGGCGCAGGATGCCGATGATGCCTTGGGCGACATGGTGGGAAACTTTGCCAAGTCGATGCTCAAGGCGCTGGGGGATATGGCGGCTCAGTGGTTGATTTACCAAGGCGTTCAGTTGCTGGTGGGTAAGGCTACTCAATCGGGCGCTGCCACGGCCCTGGGCGCGAATGCTCAGGCGATGTCCTTGCAGGCAGGCCTGAACGCTTACGCTTCGACTGCGGCAATCCCGATCATCGGCCCAGCAGCGGCGCCGGCGGCTATGGCGGCGGCACTCACCGTTACCGGCCCGCTGGCTTCGGCTGTCGGCATGACTGCTCTGGCGGGCATGGCGCATGACGGTATCGATTCTGTTCCAGAAGACGGCAGTTGGTTTTTGCAGAAGGGCGAGCGTGTTACCACTGCTCAAACCAGCGCAAAGCTTGATGCAATGCTGTCGAGGATTGACAACAGCTTGGGCAATTCTCAGCCAAATGCACAAATCGGCGTCGGTAGCCTGGAGTTGGCTGGCGACGGGCGAGCGGCAATGGTCGGCGCCGGCACCAATTCGGCACCAAGCGGCCCCACACAGATTGTCTATAGCCCTCAGGTAACAGTTCAGGCCCAGCCAGGTATGAGCGACCAAGATGCCCGGCGCCAAGGCGAGATTATGGAGGCGGGGCATGAGGCCCAGTTCAGGAGGTTTCTTCAGCGAGAAATGGGGCAGAACGGCCTGCTTTGGAGGCGATGATGGCTGAGACATTTACCTTTGATGTCGAGGTCGGTACCGACGGAGATATCAGCCAGCGAACCTGGGAAAACGAGTTTGGCGACGGCATGGTCCAGGCAGGGGGCATTGGCATCAACACCAAGAGTCAGGTGTGGAATCTGGTGCACACCGGTGAGGATCTGCCGGGCGAGGAGTTGCCCGAGTTGCTGGCGTTCCTAGATCGGCATGAAGGCTACAAGGCTTTTCGCTATTCGCCGCCTGGTGAGCCTCAAGGCTGGTACCGGGCCAACGGGTACAAGAAGAAAGCCCTCGGCATGAACATCTACACCGTCACGTTCACCGTGAAGCAGGTATTCAACCCCCGACCTTAACCCTTACCAAGCCCCGCCAAGTGCGGGGTTTATTGTTTCTGGGGCTCTATGAATTACAACGCTGATATTCAAAAGCTCGAGCCTGGTAACCAGATCAGGCTCTACGAGTTGGACGCTACGCGCCTGGGCGGTTTGCTCTGGCGGTTCCACGGGCACGCTCAGGAAGGCGACATCATCTGGCAGGGGCAGCTGTATTCGCCGCTCCAGATCGAGGCTAAGGGCTTCGACATCCGCGGGGACGGGCGCCCAGCCTCGCCTACGCTGCAGGTAGACGACGAGCTGGGCGGTGTGCGCGGTGCGATCACCGCCCTGTGTTTCCAGTTTCGCGACTTGGCCGGCGCCCGGGTCAAGGTGATCGAAACGTTCCGCCACTTCCTGGACGCCGCCAACTTCCCCGACGGCAATCCGGAAGCCAGCGACCAGTCGAAAACGAACCTTTGGTTTATTGAGCAAAAGACCGAGGCGCTGCCCAGCATCTCGGTCACGTTCTCGCTATCCAGTCCCACGGACATGGAAGGCCAGATGCTGCCAGCGCAGCAGATCACCAAGCTTTGCCGGTGGGCCTGTCGTGGCGGCTACCGGCAGGAGGCATGCGCATACACCGGCTCTGCGATGTTCGACAAGAAGAATCAGCCCACAGATAACCCCGCGCTTGACCGCTGCGGCGGCTGGTGGAGCAGCTGCAAGCTTCGCGGCAATACGCGCCGGTTCGGCGGGTCCATGGGCGCGAGCCTTATCGCAAGTTCGAGGTAGTCATGCGCATCAATCAAAAATTACAGGACGAGATCCGCGCACACGCCGAGCGTGATTATCCGGCCGAGGCCTGTGGTGTGCTGATCAAGTCGGCCTCCGGTCGCGAGTATGTGCCCTGCGGCAACCTGGCTACCACTCCGCGCGAACACTTCCAGATCGATCACAAGGACATGGCTCAGGCGGAAGATCGGGGCGAAGTGCTGGCGATTATTCACAGCCATCCCGACAAGGCGCCGGCGCCGAGCATGGCCGACCGCGTCAGTTGCGAGTTGCACGAATTGCCCTGGGGCATTGTCGGTTGGCCTGGCGGCGACTTAGAGTGGTTCAAACCTTCGGGCTTCCAGGCGCCGCTGCTGGGCCGGGACTTTTCTCATGGGTTGCTGGACTGCTGGGCAGCGTGCCGTGACTGGTACGGCCGGGAAGCGGGGTTGCAGCTACCGAACTTCGAGCGATCCGATCTGTGGTGGGAGCAGAAGGACGGTCCGAGTTTATACGAGGACAACTTCGCGGCCACCGGTTTTTACCAGGTCAACGAGGCGCGCCGCGGTGACATGCTGGTGTTGCAGATCCCGACGCCAGGGCGGGAGTGCTACTTCCCGAATCATGCCGTGATCTACCTGGGCGATGAGCCTGCATTCACTAGTGAGACGGCGCCCAAGCTCGGCGGATCTGGCCCGTTCATTTACCACCACATGCCCGGTCGCCTGGCTGTCCGTGAAATCTACGGCTGGTCGATGGCCAACCGGGTGAAGCTGATTCTCAGGCACAAGGACTACCGCCCATGACGATGCGCACCATCAAGCTCGGCGGCGTGCTGGGCAAGAAATTCGGCAAGGAGTACCGCCTCGACTTGAGCGGCATTCATGACGCCACCGCAGCGTTGTGTGCAATGAAGCCCGGCTTTGAGAAGTTCATGCGAACCGCACATGAACGCGGCATGGTCTTCGCGGTGTTTGTTGACGAGCGAAACATCAGCCAACAGGAGCTTGAACTTGTAGGCCGTGCCGCAGGCGACATCCGCATACAGCCGATTATTCAAGGCAGCAAGCAGGCGGGCATGTTCCAGACGCTTCTCGGCGTGGTGCTGATCGTGGCTGGCCTGTTCACCGGCGGCACCACCTCCACGCTTGGAATGGGCCTTCTCGCCGCAGGCGCAGCTGTTGGCCTGGGCGGCGTGGTGCAAATGCTTTCACCGACCACCAAGGCTAGTGCCGAGGGCAAGAACGATGACGGCAACAACCCTAGCTATGGCTTTGGTGGAGCGGTAACCACCATCGCCCAGGGCAACCCATACCCTTTGCTTTACGGCGAGCGGGAGGTAGGCGGCGCTGTCGAGTCTGGTGGGATCTACACCCAAGACAACAACTGATTTAGCCAACACAACAAGCCCGCTTCGGCGGGTTTTTGCATTCTGGAGGGCGCATGGGCGCAGTAGCAAAGAAGGCTCGCCGAGCAGCACCTCGCAAGCGCCGGGCAGTTATCGGTAGCAAGGGCGGCCAGGCGAAGCAGAAGCAACCAAGCATCGCCTCGAACAGCGTGCCGTCTATCTCCACTGCGCGCATCGTCTACCTGTGGAGCTGGGGGCCCATCGTCGGCCCGGTTGATGGCCTGCGCTCGGTCAAACTGAATGGAACTGCGATCCAGGCACCAGACGGCACGATCAACTACCCCAGCGCCAAGTGGCAGTTCCGTTCTGGTGAGCTGAATCAGGAGCGCCTGGAAGGCATTCAGGAATCGAGCAACGAGATCGACGTAAAGAAAGAGCTGGTTTTCGGCACGCCGTGGTTGCACACCATCACCAACTCGATGATCGATGCGGTGCGCATCCGCCTGAGCTGGCCAACGCTTCGCAGTCAGGACGCCTCCGGCAACATCAATGGCGTACGCATCGATTACGCGATGGACATCTCCACCGACAACGGTCCCTACGTGCAGGTGCTGGTATCGGCCGTAGATCGCAAGAACATCACGGAGTATGAGCGTGCGCACCGCCTCGAATTGCCTGCTGGTAACCGCTGGACTATTCGTGTCCGCCGCCTGACCCCGAACGCTAACTCCGATTTGGTCGTAGACCAGATGATCGTCAAGGCGATCGCGGAGGTTGTCGATAGCGACCAGGAATTCCCGCTCACCGCTGTCAGCTCTCTTGAGTACGATGCCCAGACATTCGGCGGCGATATCGCAAAAATTGCTGTGCTGATGCGTGGCCGAATCATCCGTGTGCCGACCAACTACGATGCCGTAACTCGCACCTATGCAACGTCGGGCACGGGCACAAGCAACGGCATTTGGGATGGTACGTTCAAAGAGGCTTACACCAACAACCCGGCGTGGATCTTTTACGACTTGGTGCTGCACCCGTACTACGGCCTCGGCGACCGCATCGACGCGACAATGGTTGATCGATGGTCGCTGTATCGGATCGCTCAGTACTGCGACCAGATGGTGCCAGACGGCAAGGGCGGCCAAGAGCCGCGCTTTACCTGCAACCTGTATTTCCAGAAGCAGGCTGAGGCCTACGCCGTGCTTCAGGACCTGGCGTCGATCTTCCACGGACTGGCTTACTGGGACGGTAGCCAGATCGTGGTCAACGCCGATATGCCCGGCGACCCTGTGTACACCTACAACCAAACACAGATCCTGAACAACGGAGCCATCAAATACGAAGGCACCCGTGCGCGGGACCGTCATACCCTTTATATGGTGTCGTGGGACAACCCAGACCAAGGCTATGAAACCGACAAGGAGCCGGTTTTTGATGATGAGGCCATGGTCGAGCTGGGTGGCATCGTGCGCGAGACCGGTGTTGGCGCGATAGGCTGCACCTCTCTGGGTCAGGCTCAGCGTGCTGGGCAGTGGGCGGCGCTCACCGAGAAGCTACAAACGCAGGGCGGCGTGTTTCGCGTCGGCCTCGATGGCGACATTCCGAAGCCTGGTCAGGTCATTGCTGTTGCCGATCCCATGCTGGTAGGACGGAACAATGGCGGCCGGATAGCCGCGGCGGCCGGGCGGGTAGTCACGCTCGATCGCGATACAGTAGTGCCGGTCGGCGCTCGACTGATGGTCAACCTGCCCAGTGGCAAGTCCGAAGGGCGCGTGGTGAAGTCGGTTTCGGGTCGAAATGTCACGGTTATGGCGGACTTCAGTGAGCAGCCCCAGGCCGAAGCCGGTTGGATCTTGGACTATGAAGACCTGAAGCTGATGCAGTTCTACGTCCGCAACGTCACGCGGCCTGAGTGGCACCAGTTCCAGCTTGAGGTGATACAGCACGACCCGAGCAAGTTCCCTGCAATCGATAACGGCGCCGTGGTGGATACGCGCCCGATTACGGGTATTCCAATTGGCAGCCAGGACGCTCCGGCCCGCGTGATGCTGAGTCAGCACGTAGTCATTGAGCAGGGTATGGCGGTCACCATCATGTCTATCGCTTGGGACGCGGCGCCCAACGCTGTGGCTTATGACATCGAATGGAAATGGGGTGCGCGCGAGTGGATCACCGTGCCGCGTACAGCGGAACTGATGGTCGACGTGCGCGGAATCTACTCTGGGCAGTACATGGCCAGGGTGCGCGCGGTAAGCGCGCTCAACGTTTCGTCGATCCCGACCACTTCAGCCCTGACCAACCTAGAAGGGAAGGTCGGCCTGCCGCCGGCGGTGTCGTTCTTGACCACCACCGGCGAGCTCTTCGGCATCGGCATCAAGTGGGGCTTCCCTGCTGGCGCCGAGGACACCCAACGCACCGAGATCTGGTACGGACCAGCCAACGACTTGTCGGTGGCCACCAAGCTGGCCGATCTGGCTTATCCGCAGGCCGACTACCGCATGCAGCAGTTGTTGGCAGGTGCAACGTTGTTCTTCTGGGCGCGCCTGGTGGACCGCACCGGCAACGTCGGACCGTTCTACCCAGTCGGTGGAGGCGTTATTGGGCAGGCCAGTTCTGAGGCTGGGCCGGTCCTGGATCTGCTGGTCGGGAACGTCGGCAAAACCCATCTGGGCCAAGACGTAATCAGTGAGTTGGACGGCCTGCAAGATCAGATCGACTCCCTGGATGGCCTGAAGAGTTACGACCCCAATACAACCTACCTCAAGGGCCAGATGGTAGTGGTGGACGGCCGCATTTATCAGGCAACCAAGGCTGTTCCGGTCGATAGCCCTCCACCGAACGTCAATTACTGGCTCGACGTGGGGCAGTCGGTCGAGACGGCCAACGGCCTGGCGCAGCAAGTAGCAACGAACACCGCCGACATCACCGAGCTCGATGGTGTGGTTACGGCCCAGGCCAGCACCACAAACGCGTTGCGGGCTTCTGCGCGTGATGACAGCGGCAGTGGGGCCAAGGCAGATGCATTGAAGGGGTGGGCAAGCACGGCTGCAATTGTCCAAGAGAGCAAAGTCCGGGCGACAGCAATTGAAGCGGAGGCAACTAAGACCACGCAGTTGCAGGCAACTGTTGGGCAGAACAACTCAGCTATTCAGGAGACATCGAGTGCGCTGGCCAACACCAACGGCCAATTGCAGACCCTGTGGTCGGTGAAGATGGAAACCACTGCCGGCGGACAGAAGTATGCCGCGTCGTTCGGCCTAGGCCTGCAGGTTGATCCGTCTGGTGTGTCGTCACAGTTCGTGGTCAGGGCCGACACGTTCATGCTGCTCAACCTGGCCAATGGCACGCCGGTGTCCCCGTTCTCTGTGACTGGCGGGCAGACCTTTGTCAGCTCGGCGTTTATTCAGGACGGCACGATCACCAACGCCAAGATCGGCGAATACATCAGCTCAACTAACTACATCGCCGGTCAGCAGGGTTGGATTCTCAAAAAGGATGGGACCTTCGAAATCAACGGAATTGTTCCTGGTCAAGGGCGATCCATGATGACGAATCGTTCTATGCGGTTTTGGGATGTGAACAACGTCAAGCGCGTTCAAATCGGAGATCTCACAGAATGAGTTTCGGGATGCGTATATGGGGGCCTACCGGAAACCTTACGCTTGATGAAAACTCATTCACTGTAAGGGTTTTATATTCGGCACTGGTTTCCACATCTGGGCGAGTTCTATACATACCTATTGCAGGTGTTACCCCCGAAACCTGCACTGGCGTATGTTTACCAAATGGGTATTGGTCAAGCAGTTCGAGCAGCCAGGACGCTACCGTTTCGCAATTTGATGTTCAGGTTCTTAATGGGGGCGTGAATGTCTGGTTTTGTAAGCGCGATATGCCTACTGGAAGAATTGGAGTGTCTACGCAAAGACTAATAGTCCTGAGGTACAAATAATGTCATTCGGCTTGCAATTTACTAATAACTCAGATGTTGTAACGTTGGATTCTGAATTTTCAAGGCTAGTGGTTCTATACTCTGCTAGATATTCGGGTGGTGCGAATTTCCCTTATCCTATCACATCCGCCGAGCCTCCTATGATCTTCGCTCGGCCAGACACAAACGGCGTATTTCAATGGGTTCGGCTGCTCGGCTCCCCTGGGAATTGGACTGGTTGGACTAACAATGCTGGCGGTGCTGGTTCATATTTCTTGGCGGCCTATCAGGCTAAGGAGACTGATACATATGGCATGAGATTGTGGGATGGCAGCTCAAAGCTTCTATTTGATACCGGAACGCCATGTGCGCAGTTTACAAACGTCGTTACAGCATGGGCCTTTCTTGGCTCGTCTAGCCCGTCTGTAGGTCGATGGATCTACAACTGGAATGCATCAGCCCCACTTAATACCGGGAGCTACATGTTAATAAATAACATAGCCATGGATATGCCAGGGCGGGACACATTTTCTAAGCTGAGTTGTTCCTTGAACTTGTCAGCGAATATCGTTACAGCGACACTTCAGAATATCGGAGACTATGGCGCCGGTAGTTTTTTTCTACCGCTGTTGTTTGCTAAGCCTATTTCCTAATCGGCTAGAGATAGCTGGAACTTAAAATAATCTACATTTATGGGAGGGACTTATGGTTTGGCAAAGAACTGGAACTGTCGCGGTACAGAACGGCAGTACCACGGTTGTCGGGACAAATTTGGACTTCGCCGCGAGTAGCCGGAATGGCGACTCATTCGTTGGGCCAGACGGAGCGACCTACGAGGTGGCCAACGTTGCCAGTTCCACGGTTATATCGATCCTGCCCCCTTACAAGGGGCCGACGGTAAGCGGGGCTGCCTACGCCATCATGCCCGTGCAGGGCTACGACAAGATGCTGTCTGACGCCTTCAATGCGTTGAACAACCAGTTCGGGCCGAAGCTGGCGGCGCTGGGCACGACTGGCAACTATGACATTTTGCCAGTAGGCAAAGGCGGCACGGGGCGAACGTCGATTGGCAATGCGGTTGCGTCAGATCTGGTTACGAGCGCTACCGACGCCACTGCCGGAAGGCTTCTCACTGTTGGGTATGGTGGACTTGGTGCCGACTCTGCCAACTACCCGTCTACATCTGCAACAGATGCGACGGTTGTTGGTGGATCCTACGTAGCTTCTTCAAGTGTTAATGGAATGCCTTACGCCGGATTCTGGGGGATGCGCGTGGAGCGAATTTTCGGAAATTACTGCCTGCGCGATGCGTGGGACGTCAACGATACCAACGTTCGCTACTTTGCCATTGCGAGCAATGGCGTTTTCACTGGATGGAACAAGTACTACCACAGCGGAAACACAACCCGTGCTGCCGACGGCACATTGAAGGCGATCTAAATGACTACTCGCGCAGCAGTAAATATCCTCGGCGCCACCGGCGCTATCATTGACGTTACGTCCTTGGGCGTATCTACGATTACCACGGATCATCCGGGCCCTGGGCAATACCTGGTTCGCGGCACGCTTGGTATGGCGCCGGCGCCAGATGGTTGGGGTTACGTGCTGAACCAGGTGGATGCGGCCTGCTCAGTGGCTATCAGCTATGCCGACGGTGTTCTTGCGGTTAGCGTTGCCAAAGACGGTGAGCCCGCCGATCTGTCGCACAGCATCACCCTGCACGTCGCGGTGGAATCTCTGCCGCCGCAAGAAATGCCGGTGCCGCAGCCCATTGATCCTCTTGAACGTGCCCAGGCCGAGATCGCGCGCCTTCGAGCAGTCGCCGATTATGCAGTCGCGCCGCTGCAGGATGCCGTAGATGTTGATGAGGCAACCGAGACAGATGTCGCTGCGCTGAAGGCCTGGAAGAAATACCGGGTAGCACTGAAACGAGTTCCAGATCAGGCCGGCTACCCGGGGTCCATCGATTGGCCTGAAGTGCCCGCTTAACAGTTCGACCGGATACCACGACCGCCTTGAGCGGTTTTTTTTCGCCTGGAGAAAAGTATGCCAATCACCGATACCCGTGGGGTTCGCAACCGAAACCCCGGCAACATCGACTACAACCCGGCCAATCAATGGCAGGGCCAGCTCAAGCCAGATTCTGCCATCGAGAAGCGCTTCGCGCGGTTCGATACACCGGAGAACGGCATTCGTGCCCTGGGTAAGCTGCTGCTGACCTACCAGCGTAAGCACGGACTGAAGACGGTGAGGGCCATCATCAGCCGTTGGGCACCGGCGGTGGAGAACGATACCGCTGCCTACGTGCGCGCGGTGGAGGCGAACACCGGCATCCGGCCTGGTGCCGATGTCGACCTGACCCGGCCGGCGGTGATGGCTGGTTTCGTCAAGGCGATCATTAATCATGAGAACGCCGGGTATGCCTACCCCGACGCGGTGTTGGCTGAAGGCGTGCGGCGGGCGCTGGCATGACGCCCGGTCAGATCCTTGCCGCGATCCTGTTGGTGATGGTCGTCAGCGCTGGCGGCGCCTGGCAGGTGCAGGACTGGCGGATGGGCAAGAAGCTCGCCGAGCAGGCCGGCCTGCACAAGGATGACTTGGCGGCGATCAGCAATGCCGCTGCCGCCCAGACCCGCGCCGAGCAGGGCAAGCGCTTGGCCACCGAGCAGGCCCTGGCCATCTCCGACCAACAACACACCAAGGAATTATCCGATGCCCAGCGCAACCAAGCTCTTTTGCGTGATCGCCTTGCCACTGCTGATGTCCGGTTGTCAGTCCTTATCGACGCAACGGATTCAGCCAGTGGCTGCAACGTGCCTGCCGCCCCCGGCACCGTCGGCGTGGTTCATGCAACCCGTCGAGCCCAACTTGACCCAGCGCATGCTCAAAGAATTATCGGGATCACCGACGCCGGCGACCAAGGACTGATCGCGTTGCGGGCGTGCCAGGCTTACGTCAGAGCGATAAGCCCCTTGACCAAAAATTAACCCTGAAAAAGCGAAGCCCCGGCATTTAGCCAGGGCTTCTGAATGGACTGAGGGAATCGAACCCCCGACGCGCGGATTTCAAGGCCGCCGCTCTACCAACTGAGCTAAATCCCCATTTACCGTGCAAGACGGAGTAGCAAAACTATAAGCAAGGCAAAGTGCCACTGTCAACCTGATCGCTCGATTAAGCTCGAGCCCTTGTTCTTCACATTGCCAACGGCACTGTCGACCCTGAACCACTCGAAAATTTCTGACGGCTCGCCCTGGTGTAACACCGTCTGCTCGGCACGCTCCTTCGGCGTGGCAGGGTCCAGCCATTCCCGAGCCAGTTCCGGAGTCAGAACCACTGGCCGCCGGTCGTGGATATCCACCATGCCGCCGGCGCTATCGGCGGTGATGATCACGAACCCGTCATGCTCGCCCGGGCCCTCATCGGCATCAGGCAATTGTCCGATCGCAGCACATAGCACTGGTGCGCCGTCGCGTCGACGAATCAGATAGGGCTGTTTCTTCGGCCCACCTTCATCCACCCACTCAAACCAGTTATCGATAGGTGCGATTGCCCTGTGCGGCCAGATCGCCCGGAAGAATGGTCCGTGAGCCACCTTTTCGACGCGTGCATTGATTGGTGCGGCGCGGTCTTTGGCCCAGTGAGGGCGCCATCCCCACCGCACGGAGTCGGCATGCAACAGGTCGCCCTGGATGTGGAGTAGTGCGACCTGGGTGGATGGAGCGACGTTGTAGAGCTCAATAGGCTCATCGCCCACGGAGTTGGCCAGGGCATTGGGCATGCTCAGCGCTGCAACAAAGTCATGGATTCCCCGATACTGTGTAAGCCTTCCGCACATAGTCCTTTCCTCCGGGCATCAACTCAGACTAGCTGGCACCGGGCAGTTGGGCTTGCCGAATCTCGCTCAGAAGCCGCTGGTTCTCCATGAACAGGTGGTCGCGCTGCTGGGTAATCAAGTCGATGGGACGAAAGCTTCCTCTGTCAGATGGTTCATCGCTCATGGCTGATATTCGATCAAGCGCCTCTCTCAATGACCTCTCCGCTGATGCCTTGCCGGTCGCGAGCAGATCGTTCATCTGCACCAGTCCGGCCACATTGGCCCGCGCCTTGCGAAGCATCGCTTCAGTCTGGATGAGTTCATCCTCCAGCAAGGCGCACTGGTGCTGGTACATTTCGAGAGGCGTAGGGCAGCCAAGCCACTCTGAGGTGTCTTCATCGATGTTCATTGCGGGAAACTCAAATGCTGTATGTGTATACAGTAATCGAGGCATTATAGATTTGGGAGTGGTGTTCGTCGGCAGGACGCAGGGGCAGGTACTTTCTCGGCGAAAGTCTGTAGGGAGATTTACGGTGATTTGTGAATACTTGCGAACGTCGTATGCGTCGATTGTAAGCCGGCTTGTGTTCTCCACAGCTAGACCGTGCCAGGCGTCTGGTTACGTGCCGCCTTTTTGGCAGCAATCCATTGCTCAACCTCGATCGGATCGAAGCGGCAACGCGCACTTCGAGCGTCACTGGTTTTGATTGGCGCAGGGAATGTCTTATCGCGAACTCTAAGCTTGTCCAGGCCCGATACGCTTTTCATTCCAAGCATCTTGATTATTTCTGCATTACCCAAAAGGGCGGTGCGTGGAGGCTCCATTGGTATACCTCGCGATGGCGTCAGCCGAATCAACTGAATGGGTCTAGCATCCATTTATCTATCTCAGATTGCCGCCAAGCAACTGAGTTAGAGCCGATTCGAATTTGCTTGGGGAAGGTTTTTTCTCTGATCCTGCGATAAACGGTGTTGCGGCTCAAACCCGTGATATGGAGAACTTCTTTTAGACGCAGGAAGCGATCGGCGCCAAGTGCCATAGTCATGTTTGTCTCCTTACCGAGGCCGCTGGCGACAGTCGGTAACAGCAGATGATCATTTCTCCTTGGGCACCCGTCGTCAATCATCCTTGGTCTTCTTCCCCAGGATGTCAGCTACCAGCCTATGAAATTCTTCTGAGGTTTTCGGGGAGTGGGTAAAATTACCGCTCGAGGATTCCGTTGGCTCTGTCTTTGCTCTTTCGGCTACGGAGTGCGTCGCAATGTGCGCGCCTACCCATTGATCTAGTTCGATGCGGTCGAATTCAATGCCCCGCTCACCCGGAAACCCACGAACATGCGGCCGCACAGTTTTGTTAAAGACGCCTCGGCACATTCCAAGATAGCTAGGTGCCTGGTGAGCCCTAAGAAATCGCGACTGGATGGGAGATTTGCTCATTCGATCCGTATCCAAAAGAGAGGCACTCCCTCGTCGTTTTTCGCAGCGATCGTCATGTCGATTGGTTGGAAACAGGTCGCGCCAAAGCTAAATCCTAGCATCGCCTTGCGCGGCGAGATGAACTGGCCTAATGATTTTGGACACTTCAATCGGGCGCTATGATGGCGCCCAAATCTGAGGTGTTTGGATATGCGTAAATCTTATTCCAGTGAGTTCAAACTCAAGGCCGCCAGCATGGTGCTGGACGAGGGCCAGTCTGTTCCCGATGTCTGTGCCAGTCTGGATATTGGCCCTACTGCCTTGCGCCGTTGGGTCGACCAGGTTCGAAAAGAACGTTTGGGTTCGACCCCGGTAGGGGCCAAGGCAATCACCGCCGATCAGCGGGAGATTCAGCAGCTCAAAGCGTTGCTCAGGCAAAAAGACTTGGACATTGAAATCCTAAAAAAGGCCAGTGCTCTCCTGCTTTTGGACTCCAAAGATCATTCTCGCTGATCAATGAGCTGGACGAGCAGTACGGCGTTAACAATTGCTGTCGGGCGTTTGGAGTCACCCGCAGCAGCTTTTACGCCTGGCGTCAGCGCCAGGGTAAGGTAAATCCCGAGCGGGAAAAACTTAAAGCCGTGCTGGTCAAGCATCATAAGGAATCCAGAGCGTCTGCAGGGTCGCGCACCCTGTCCAAGGAACTGCAAGCCAACGGGCATCGTGTCGGACGACATATGGCTCGCAGCTTGATGCGCGAAGCCGGTATTGCCAGTCGTCAACGACGGCGGCACAAGTACAAATCTTCCGGCGTAGAAGCGCTGGTGGCGCCGCATGTGCTCAAGCGCAAGTTTGATGTCACGGCGATCAATCAGGTGTGGTGTGGCGATGTAACGTACATCAAGGTGGGCAAGCGCTGGATGTACTTCGCGGCAGTGCTGGATCTGTTTGCTCGGCGGATCGTGGGGTGGTCGTTTTCAATGGTTTCCGATGCCACGTTGACCTGCGAAGCTCTGCGAATGGCGGTTCAATTACGATGCCACCCAAAAGAAGTGTTGTTCCATTCTGATCAAGGTTGCCAATACACCAGCCACAAATTCAGAAGTGAGATGCGCAAACATGGACTCCTGCAAAGTATGAGTCGCAAAGGTGAGTGCTGGGATAACGCCCCGATGGAGCGTTTCTTCGGGAGTTTGAAATCAGAGTGGGTGCCAGAAGATGGCTACCATACAGAGCATGAAGCCCGTGTGGATGTGCAGCGTTATGTGATGCGCTACAACAACGTCAGGCTCCACAGCTACAACGGCTATCAGTCGCCGGTAGCTATGGAGAAACTGGCGGCTTAAAAACCGTAACTGGTGTCCAAATTTAGTTGACCAGTTCAAGATGGCTGGCTGATCAACGGCCAATACTTTTCAGGGCATTGGGCGCCTGTCGATTCTTACCTGCCCTTATGGGACTGGTCTGGATCTTGCCGTCCCTGTGGTCCGTCAAAAACTGCATGACATCTGTTCTCAACCAGCAATGCCTGATGCCCATCTTGAAACCTTTCGGTAGCCATGATACGCCCCGGCGAATCCCCTCTCTGACCGATGCTTCAGTTCTGCCGAGGATTCGCGCCAGATCTGCAACGTAAATTACCTCGGTCTCATCGCTCATACATTTCTCCGATTTCTTGCCTATTCGCGAGGCATTTGCTTTAGACGTGCAAGACCCTGTTTGATGTGACCGGCACTCTCGCCGATCGTTTCCAGGGCACCGCGGACGTTCTCACCTACGTTTGAGGTTTCGCTGTCCTCTGCCCACAGAGTCAACTCCATGATGGCTGCTTCCAGGGCCAGTTGGTTCTCGTAGATTCGTTCCAAGATGTCAGGGAGGGAGTATTCGGTGGTTGGCATAGGTTCGTCTCCAATTGATGGCATGGAGAGCGTAGACCAGGGTAACGGGGCGGTTGAGAGTCGCAGGCAAAGAAAAGCCCGCGATGGGGAGGCGGGCTGCAAGGGATATGAGGAGGACGCGATCGATGCGTCCGCTGCAATAGCCTTGCGCTTAAAGTCATTTGAGTATGTAAATCCTAGACTGCTTGCCTTGAGTTATCGGTGGGCAGGTAGACGCGTGTCTTTGGGGGCCATTCTTTTTTTGAGGAGTGGCCGAGGCGGATCGTCTTTTCGGCAAACTCAGCATTGTTGGGTAGCTCCATTGGCTCTCTAGCCATTCGTCATATCTCCAAATGCTGTACATGATTCTTCCGTCGATTTTCGACCAGATGTTGTTAGGGATGGCGCTGCGCTCACGTTTTCGTTGCAGGGCTTTCGGAGTGGTGCCCAACAGCTCGGCCATCCGCTTTTCTGTGACCTTGTCGTGGCCCGACCCATCTCCCAATTTTTCGGCTGTTGCCATGGTGATGCTCCCCGCCGATGTTCGGCTTTATCTTCTAAATCCCAAAGCCCACGGGTGATGTACGCGTGTCGCTATCAGATTTTGCAGCATTGCTCAGGACGACTATTGAGTCGAACCCGTCCAGAGCATGCTCAACGAATTATCGCCATCACCGACGCCGGCGACCAAGGATTGATCGCGCTACGGGCGTGCCAGGCGTATGTCAGGGCTTTAAATCGCTGATGATTTTGCTCTTTTGGCGGCGGGATAACTGAAAGATCGCTGGCTTGCCATTGCTCCCAGAAGTAAATCCGATTGTGTGGTTTTTTATGGCTTCCATGCCGACCTCTGTTAGGACGTTGTATCCACCACGCACCTTGGCAATGTCGCCACTCGCGATGAGCGCGTCTAGGTCAGGGTAGGCAGGGAAGTTTTCGATAAGGTCCTGAATCTCGCGACGAAGCTCTTCATTGATCGCCATTTACGTGCACCATTTATTGATGTTTGGCCTGTCTAAAACTACCTCAAGCTATCACGCAATCATTGGGCAAAACAGGCGCTGTTCATTGCAAGAGTTTTAGACAGGGATTGTCTGAGAGCCACGTAAATCAAAGCCTGCACACATCTCAAGCCCATACTGCTGCATCATTGGGGTGTGGGAGGACAGGTCTGAAGTGGTTTTACTCATTGGGTCGTAGGCAAATTCGTTGAAAGGAGTGGAGCAAAGGTGGGGCATTCCGCCCTGCGATTTTGCGATGGGCGCAAGGTTAACACGCGAGGTCTGCGGTTCGCAGTCCACATCATCACACTTGAAAGGGCCCAAGAAATGCATCGGTTATGCATAGATAATGCAAATTAGCATTTGCCAACCCAAAAATCTCCCGTCACTATCCACGTTATGCAAAAACGCAACGTTTCTATCGTCTTACGCGAACTGCTGGACCGCGACCGGATCTCCCCCACGGAGCTTCACCGGCGTACTGGCGTGCCTCAATCCACGCTGTCCAGGATCCTCAGCGGCAAGATCGTTGATCCGTCGGACAAGCACATTTCGCGCATCGCCGAGTACTTCCGCGTGAGCACCGACCAGTTGCGCGGGCGCGCGGCGGTGGGCGTTTCGCGGGAAGGCGGGCGCGACCCGATGCATTCGGAACTCAAGGACATAAGCCTGTGGGACGATGACACGCCCGTTAATGATGACGAGGTGTCGATCCCCTTTCTGCGCGAGGTTGAATTGGCTGCTGGATCAGGAAGATTCGTCATCGAGGAAAGCGAGAAGGCCAGCCTGCGGTTCGGCAAGCGCAGCCTGCGGCATAACGGTGTGCAGTTCGACCAGGCCAAGTGCGTGACGGTGCGCGGCAACAGCATGTTACCGGTGCTGCGCGATGGCGCGACAGTCGGGGTGAATGCGGGCAAGAGTGGCATTGGTGACATCGTCGATGGTGACTTGTATGCCATCAACCACAACGGCCAATTGCGGGTGAAACAGCTCTACCGCCTGCCTTCCGGGATTCGCCTGCGCAGTTTCAATCGCGATGAGCACCCGGATGAGGACTACAGCTTCCAGGATATCCAGGATGAGCAGATCAGTATCCTGGGTCATGTGTTCTGGTGGGGCATGTACGCCCGTTAACCTTCTTCTGTAAGACAAAGCCCGCCAACGAGCGGGCTTTTTTTCGCCTGGGAAAAACCACCAAACCCGCTGCCCACAAAGACAAAAATGCATTCATGCATTTGCATATCAAAAATAAATGCATCTGTGCATTGACTGTATATGCATACATGCATATTCTTCGTCTCAAGCCAGCCAACAAGGCCTGGTGGAGGCGGCAAGGATGCTGCCAGTCAACACAAGGAAGGCACGCAACACCGGCAAGGACGCCATCCGAGCGATGGCAAGGACGCCAGCAACACCGGCAAGGATGCCGACGCTCTTTAGTTTCACCGCTTAACAAACAGGCAGCGATGAACCGGCCTTAACGGTTCAGAGGGTTGGCAACTGACCCGGGTGTGCAGCGTAAAGCACCAGAAGCAGTTATCCGGCAGACAGGGATCGTGGTCGGAAAAACATCGAGAAAAGATCCGTACCGCGCCAGTAGCGCCGAAAGATCGACTGAGGACCGCATTACTGAAAAGCCCGGGTAACCGGGCTTTTTGGAATGCCTACCTACACATGGATTTACCCAAGAGCCGGCCCTGTGCCGGTAGTGCTCAGCCAGGAGGCGTGACATGACAAACGAGCAGCAAGCGTTAGCGGAAATGCCTATCTGGCTGGTAATCGTACTGGCGCTGATCGGCGGTGTATCCGGCGAAATGTGGCGCGCCGATAAGGAGGGCGCCCGTGGTTGGTCGCTGATCCGGCGCCTGGCCCTGCGGTCCGGGGCGTGCATGGTCTGCGGGGTATCGGCATTGATGCTGTGCTACGCCGCCGGCATGTCGATCTGGACCGCTGGCGCCATTGGTTGCCTGACCGCCATGGCCGGTGCGGACGTGGCCATCGGCCTCTATGAACGCTGGGCGGCCAAGCGCATCGGGGTCAACCAGGCCCCTACCTCTCGCCCGGATCAGCAGTAATCGCTGCAAGGATGCAAGCAGATGACACTTCTCGAAAAACCTTCCCACCTGCCTGTGGCGATTGGCGACGCGCTGAAGCGCGCGTTCCCACAACTACGGGTCGGTAATCACCATGACTTCTCCGACACGGGCGACAAAACCGGCATTTTGATCAGCGTGGAGCGCAATGGCCCGGGCGTTCGCTCCCTTGCCGGGCGCAAGGCGCATGCCTTGTCGGTTTCACTCAGGGCCACGGTCGTCAGTGGCTCGACGCCCTTTGACGCCTGCGACCTGGCCAGCCGACTGATGGATTTGGCCCTGGATAACCGCTGGGGCTTGCCGCCCGAGCAATGCGACTTGCCCACTGCGCTTGTCGCGGCCCCTTCCGTGCTCAGCAGTGCGGAAACGGACTATGACACTTGGATTGTATCCTTCACCCAGAACTTCTACCTCGGACTGTCTTTGCTCAAAGATCCCGCAGGCATGCCGCCGTCTACGGACCTGTGTGTAGGTGGGTGTGAGAGGGCGGCGAATGTAACGCCGCTTCCTACTCAATCACACGGAAAAGGTGGTTCAGTAAAAGGAATTTGCAGATGTTGAAAGAATTCAGATGCGGTAACTGCAAAAGACTTCTCGCCCGTACGGATGGGTTTACAGAGCTCCAGATCAAATGTTCCCGATGTGGGACGCTGAATCATGTGAAGGCCGCGAGCCTCGAGCAATCGCCCATGAGCGCCATACGCCCAATATAGAGGCCTGAACTTAAATCAGCTCAGTAACGGAGTTTAAAATGGAAAACGCAAATTCAGCGTCTCAAACCTTGCAAGATCTTTGGACTCAAGTACAACCGGTGGATAACACCGGCATGCTTAGGCGCGTGGTTTTTGCGCAAGGCAAGTTTTATGCGGTTGGTGGCAACGCTCTTCCCACAACCACTCAGGTTGTCAGCGGAGGCGCAACTGGTACAGCGTGGACCAAGCTTAAGGGCGCCCTCACCTCTGATAGCGGAAAGGTCCTCAACGAGCTGTACTGGAACGGTATTGGGGTATCGCTTCAAGCCCTTTCTCAATCCGGCAATCTGATCTTCGGCAGCACAGACCACCCTGAAAGGGCTTGGACAGACCTTACGGCAACTGTTCGCGCGTCCGGAGACTTGCAAGGCATTGTGTTTTATTACCCAATTTCCGGCAACGAATACACCTGGATACTGGTTGGGTCTAACGGTAAAGTCTTTTCCCGTTATAACGATTGGTCAGGCCAGGTGGAGCGCGCTACGACCTTCGATTCTAGCGAGACTGTGTACTGCGTCAACGTCATTGGCAGTTTTGTATTGGTTGCGGGATCGAATGGGAAGCTGCTGAGCGCTGTGAAGATGGCGACGGAAAATCCGCAAACATTCACGCCCAGAACCAGCACCTTCGGCACTAGCACCATCCTTTCCATGAAGCTTTGCAACGGGAAAATGTTTATCGTTGGTGCGGATGGCAAAATGGCATATTCATCCAATGGGCTTATCTGGACCGCTGTGGAAGATACCAGTTTCGGTGGAACCATCATCCGCGACATTGCTTACGGTAATGGCAAGTATGTAGCTGTCGGCGACGGCGGCAAGACAGCCGTTTCCGAGGATGGGATCGGCTGGGTTCAGCAAGCCAACACTTTCGCAGGAACCGATATCCGGAGCGTCGCCTACGGCAACGGCAAGTTTATAGCTGTTGGTGCAGACGGCAAGATTGCTTACTGGACTCCATGATCTTCTATCTCCTTGTGTAATAGAGCCCAGCCGTCGCGCTGGGCTTTTTCATTTCTGATTCAGGCTCGCCACAGCCAGGGTGGCCCTTCGGGGGATGCCTGGACGCTGATAAGCCGGTAGTGCAACGCTACGGAAAAAAACCGGCAGCCCGTGCGCTCTGTTCACACCAGACTTCCAGAGTGGCGCGAGACTGGATTGGCGAGATCGATGCATTGGGGCGTCGACGCTGGGCTGATCTTTGGCTGACTGCGGGAAAGACCGCGCACCTATTCAGGGCCTCGACATGATCGGGGCCTTTTCGTTTTCGGCTCCACCACACCCATTGCTCCGAGCTGGGAGTGCTGCTGGGGCCGTTCCAATTCAAGTCATGCCCCACGGAGTCGAGCGCATGGAGTATTTACAGCGCCTGCTCGACAAGATCGACAGGTTCGAATTGTTGATTGCGGGCCTCGTTGGGGCGGTGATCGCCAGTTGATGGCACAAGGACGACCTGGCGAATTGGCGTACCTGGGTGATCTTCTTAATCACTGGGGGCGCGAGTTCGTTGCACCTGGCTGGAATGGTCAGTGCCTATCGCAGTTCCAACACGGACGTTGGTTTGTCTACCTAGAGGGGCTTTCAAGGTGACTGTGGTGTTGATAACGCAGCCTCAATTGATTCAAATCATGCCAGGCGCTCGCCGTATGGCGGGCCTTTTTTCAACCGCGCTGAATGCGACTTTTGTTCGGTACGAAATCAACAGCGTACTGCGCGCTGCTGCTTTTCTCGCGCAGATCGGCCACGAATCCGGCGAACTGCACTACGTGCGCGAACTCGGCAGCGATACTTATTTGAGCAAGTACGACACCGGTACGTTGGCCGCGCGCCTGGGCAATACGCCTGAAGCGGATGGCGACGGCCAGAAGTACCGGGGCAGGGGGCTGATCCAGGTCACCGGTCGCCGCAACTACCTGGCATGCAGCCAAGCGCTGTTCGGCGATGATCGCTTGCTGCAACAACCCGAATTACTGGAGCAACCACAATGGGCCTGTGAATCCGCCGCCTGGTTCTGGCAAAGCAATGGCTTGAATGAACTCGCCGACAAGGACCAGTTCACCACCATCACCCGGCGTATCAACGGCGGGCTCAATGGCCTGGAGGACCGTTTGCAGTTGTGGGCGCGGGCGAAGGCGGTGTTATGCGTTTCTTAGTTGCGATTGGCGTATTCGTGCTCGTGGTCGTTGTCTGGCAGGTGCAGGCGTGGCGGTACGGGGCACAGATTGAACGTTTGTCGGCCGCACAGACCCAGAAAGCCCTGCATCTACAGCAGGCCGAGCAAGACAGACGGCTGGCCCTTGAGCAACAGCTCAGTGCCATCGACCAACAACATGCCCGGGAGTTGAGCGATGCCCAGCGCATGCTCAGCGAATTATCCGCATCACCGACGACGGCGACAGCGCCCTGATTGCCTTGCGTGCCTGCCAGGCGTATGTGCGAGCCGTCGCCCGTTAGTGTCTTGAGACAGTCCGTCACTTGCGTGTGAGATTGTCTCCTGTAGGGTAGGCGAACCCCCGCCCACGACTGGAGACGACC